TACTCATATTGCATCGCAGTCCAGGGACGTAAGATCCCTTGTTCAGTTGCCCACGATAGCATCATCTCGTATGCTTTTTGTGGGCCTCCTAACTCTAATACTACCTGCTTCCAATCCTTTTTAGAGAATTCTACTACTTGAGGGTGCTGTAGAGTATAGGATTGTGAGGATTTAGGATGCACTACAAAACCACACTGTATGGCCCCTTCTAATAATTCCGTGGTTAAATCGAATCCATTATCATTTAGTAAGTGAACATCTTTAATCTTTGGATGCTCTAACCGGGACTTTTTAAGTTTTTCAATATTGATATTTACTTTTTGACCTAATCTAAGATCTCTATCTTTATCATCTTTAATTTGGCCGGTGGCTGCAAACTCACAACGTAAGGTAGAATAGAATTTAATTGCGTGGCCTCCTGCTGATTGTGATTGTTTCGCAAAGGCCATCGCACCTATTTTATTAATAGCATGGTTAATAAAGATCAGACAAATTTTACTCTTGGCTACATCTTTCATTAACTTTTTCATGCCACCTCGAATAACTCTAGCGTCCTGACCTACTCGGGCTTCTTGCCCATATTCTTTTTTATCTTCGTGTTCTGTTGTAACTCCTGTAATAGAGTCTACTACAGCCACGAAAGGCTTATTATACCCAGCATTTATTTTTCCTTGAATCGTTGAATCAAGCTGTCTAAAGATGCCTTCGACGGTATTTACCTCTCCAATCAGAAAATTAGTATCAATATCAACCCCGATCTGCTCGGCCCGCTCATCATCCCAAGCATATTCGGCATCAATATACAAGCCGCCGCCGCCCATGCGTTGCGCTTGTGCAATCGCATGGAGGGCAGCGGTTGTTTTACCTGACCCTTCGAAGCCAAAATATTCAATAACTCTTCCTGCTGGTAATCCGGGTCTACCAATAGAAAGATCTAATCTTGGTATTCCTGATGGAATACCATATGGAACACTTCCGTTTAGACTAATGTCCCCAGCCTTATGAATACTAGAATCTTTATCTTCTTTAGCAGATTTTTGTATTGTTTTATAGATAGCTTCAAAGGACATTAATTATGGCCTAAGAATTCTGAATTGTGTTTCTTCAACCTTCTCACAAGTAGCATAAGAGGAGTCTTCTGGTACATCAATGGGAACAACTACCTCAAAGGCACCTTCCCCAACTTTTGGTCTTGATGTACCCTCTGTTACTGTGGCAATAGCTTCGCTAGCGGTAGTTTTATGTACCACCTTCTTCCTACGTCCCTTGGGTCGAACCGTTGCACCATGAGCGTGCAGGGCTCTAGATACTGTAGGAATACTGCAAGAGTATTCTTCAGCTAATTGCTTAAGAGTTGCGCCCGCTTCATACTTTTTAACTACTTCATCTAAATTAACGTTTTTCATTTCTTATCCTTCCACCGGAATGGGAGGAGCCGGGATATCTGTATTCTCCGACTCGATAGGTGCCTGTGGGGCTACTTCGTCACTCTTAACAATATTTTGGAATTCTGGTGTACTATTCGGGTTTTCGTCATAAGCATTATCTAATTCAGTCTTGAAAATCTCAAGATACTCCTGCATTTCTTCATAGCTGGCTGGAGTAAACGTAACGTCTAAATCATGAGGAACAAGCGATCTGCCATACCCATTTGTATCTAAGTAATCAAGAATACTACGAGACTGTTGATTAGGGACACCCTTGACCGTGTACTCAGTGTCCATTCGACCCTGACCCGTTCTGGTAATACGAAGATCATAACCTTTTTCAAGATTAGTAATATCTCCCCATCCACCGGCATGATCTTGATCGTGGTCTAGAATCTGGCGAAAGGTTTTAACCCCACACTTTAGAATCTTAACACAGTTATCAATTTTAGGGGCTCCATCTGGAGTATCCTTAACTACAACATTGAAGAGATAAGATCTACGAGGACGGAATTCCCGTGCTCTCTTAATATTCTCTTCACCCTTTAATTCATATAGCCGACGACCCTCTTCCTCAAAAGGACAAGGATCTCCATTAGTGGCCGGACTTACGATGGGCTTCTTCTTCCCATCAACAGTTAACCAAACCTCTTTAACCTCACGGAACCATCTCCCTCTATCGGAATATGCAGGAAGAACGCGAAGGTGCGTTGCACCCTTTTTCAAAAAGATAAAATCTTTCTGATCCTCTTCGATTGGCTTATTAGTGTGAAAACCTGATGTTTCTACTGGCATTGTATCTCCTTATTATCTGTTTTTATTTATTACAAATCAACTGTTAATATCCGCCACCTGTCTTAGCAATTTCTGTTCTTTGCTTATAGGCGAGTGCAATTAAACAATCAACTTTCTTTTGTTGTGATCGAAATAAATTTTCAATTTTCTGAAAATCTCTTTCTGCTTGTATCTGTAATTGTATTTTATTTTGTCGTATTTCGTTACATATTACCTGTTCTTTAATTCCTCCTTCTGTTATCTTGGCCTTCTCAGAATAGGCAACGGACCTAATTCCCATAGAAAGCTCAGCGTCGGTTTTTTCAACAGCGGCCTTTGCGTTAGCCGCTTGGGCCTTCAAATCAGACGCTAGATTCCCGTAGAATGCAAGATCTCGGCCAGCCCGGCACAACTCACCGTCTACATCATCTTCGTTGAGCACAAACGATTCTAGGTCGGTCTGAATCGTCTCTCCGTTGAGTATTACTTGGACTTCTGACATGAATTTAATCCTTTACGGTAATATGGCTCCCAGAATCTCACCCACTAACTTAAATGGAAAAAGAACAACAGCTCTTGTAGTTTTCCATACTTCGTGTTCAGTTACTTTCTCTGCAAACGAAGGATCTTCATTACGGTCAAGGTTAACAATTTCAAGAGCGATTTGTCTTTCGGCTACTGCAAGATTAGCATCCTTAGCAACTTCATATTGCATTTGAAGACGACAAATCTCAGCCATTTGTACAACAGACCCTCCAAATCCTGCTCCACCGCCCTGCACGGCTCTAGAACACGCTTCTCCTATTCCGATAGATAGATATGTCGCAGCGCCACCATCGTTGTCTTCTCGATTATCTACATTTACATTAGTATTACTACTATTATCAACATCACTATTATCGTTATTGTTATCACCAGCCATCGCGATTAATGGGAGAAGTAAGATTACTCCTGCGATCCCCAGATTATTTTTCATGTTCTCAAAATATCCTTAGGTTTTTTACTATCGGATTCTGCTTCACTCCACGTTTCCCCTATTCCGATTGCACAGGGGAATGAGTAATCTTGTAATTCTTTTATAGGTCTGGTCGCGGCTTTATAGATCATCTGTACGAACCAATCCACATATTTATCATCTACTTCCCAAGCCGCAGAGTCGTGAACTGTATTCACTAAAAATATATCACTTTCCGAGATTCCTTGGGTTCTCCAATTTTCAATCCAAGTATGTATTAGATTGATTGTTCGACAAGTAATCCCGCTGGCTGTACTCTGAATAGAGAAGTTTTTAACTTCTCGTTCGGCTGCCTTGCGTTTATATTCTTCTTTTTCAAGTAACGCAATACCCATTCGACGTTCGCGACCGTATGGTGTAGCAAAAACTCCGTCGTTTTGTTTTGCATATTCAGGCACCATATCTAAATAAGAAGTTAAATTAGGGAATTTAAGTCGGAAATTCCTCATTCCCTTATTAAAAATGGCCCAAGTCAGTGGCCTAACAATTCCATTCCTATCTTCCCATTCACCCTTCTTAATTAAATCATGGCCTTCTGATCCATAAGCAAGACCGAAATTAACCGCTTTACCTAATTGCCTATTCTTATCACTTACTTGGTCTAAGTTTAATCCAAGCATGACCGCTGCGGTCGCTGTATGAATATCAATACCATCTGCGAATAATCGTAAGAGTTCCTTATCTTCGGATAAAATAGCCAAGACACGTAATTCCACTTGACTATAGTCAAAATAAACTAATTTTTTACCTAAAGGAACCGCGAAGGCATCTCGTAAATTTGCTCGCCCTGCGGCTGTTCGTTTCTTATCACTATTAGGAAGCTGATGGTAGATACGACAGGATAGCCGCCCCGATTCAGTTCCGTGAATCAACCAACTATAGCGCACTCTATTAAGCGTGTCAACATCGGCAGAAATATTTTCTAAATAGGTTCCTAAGATCTTGATAACATTACGAAATTCTAAAATCTTCTTAGCGAATGGTACCTTATCGGCAATAGCAAGTAATACTTCTTTTCCTGTACTGTATCCGGTTGCCTTTTTAGGATCTAGAATCTTATTTTTGTGCCCCATTTGAATGAGAGCTTCTTTCACATTCGTAGGGCTACTTGGATTAAACGTCGGCCAAGTAAGATTTTGTAGCTCCACTAGCAGTCTCTCTTTATCCGACGTATAATCTTTATGTAAGATTTTTAGTGTGTCTTTTCGAATATAGTGACCGTGCCATTCAGCATCGGCTAGTGTATGGATTAGAGGCTCTGTTTCTTCTTGATAAAGTTTCCATAAATGAGGCTTAGCAAGAAGCTGATTGTAATATAATTTAGTTAACTTCCAACAACACTCCGCGTCATTCGCGGCATAAGGCCATAAGATATTATCTGGGATATAATCATATGTTTTTCGTAATTTCGTTCCCCGGCCAACTATCTCATGTAATTTAGAACTATAGTCACCAACCCCAAATTCAATATCCGCTAAGTATTCTAAACCATGAGGTTTTTGTTCACTTAGAATGTGGTGCATAAGCATTGAATCAAATATAAATCCTTTTACTTTGATTCCGGTATGCTTACGAACAGTATTGAGGTCATATTTTGCGTTATGTGCAGCCTTAGAAATAGTAGGATCTTTAAATACATTCTTGAGAATTTTTATAACAGATGCTTGATCCTCAGGGCCCCAATATTTTTTTAACTTCCAATCCAGCCCGTCCGGGTCGTGCTGATAGATAGGAACAATAGCTGTATTGGGTTCATCCCCAGGTGGCCCCCAACAAAAACTAAAGCAAGTTAAAGGCTCCCTATCCCAGGGTAAGGATCGAGACTCAGTATCAAATGCAAAAAACTTATCTAATTTTAATTTCTCTGCAATCTGTCTAACATCCTCTACTGATTTAGCCAGTATATAACTGGCTTTATAATCTTCAACTTCTGCTTTCCCAGTGGTTATTAACTTTAGCGCCGTCCGATAATCATCTATAGCTCTTTGTTCTATTTGAGGATTTGTATTGTGCTTAAAGAACCCAGGGTCATAGGAAGGAATTACCCAATACGATTGCCCGGATTTATTATCTGGTAGGGGGAGATTAAAATGCTTTCCACGTATAGTGTTGATACCTCCCTTGTTGTGGAGGTTGAATAAACGCAAAACGCCCGAGCCCAAAGTCATTATAACTTTAGGTCGGGCGAGTTCTATTTCATCATATATATGTGGGAGACAAGCCTTGATTTCTTGAACCGTCGGCTTGCGCTTGGAAAAGCACTTATTTAAATAAGTAACGTAAACCTTGTCGCGAGAGAACCCTGCTTTTTTAGCAAAGTCTAAAATCTTTTCAAAGTTACTATCAAAACCAATATGGCCCTTTAAATCATCATACCTATTGGGCCGGTCAACAACAATAAACAGATCATAATCATGATCTAGATCATTATCTGCATAGGGCTGTCTGCGTTCTCTAGAAATTTCAATCGAATTCAGGGACTTCCCTTTGATTTGGACTTGAGAACAATCAAATGCTAATTTGCATCCTGGGGTTCCTCCTTCTTCCGATCTACATGGAACTGTTGGCATTATTTTCTATCCGTTTCCTCTTTCTTGTAATACTTTTAATGTAATAAATCTTTCTACTACTTTTTCTGGTACTAATTCAGAACAATCAGCACAAACTGAGTTAAGCTTTCTAAATATTATTGAGGCAGCAGGGGAATAGGAACCTTGTCTCCCACCACATCCATCATGTCTTAACCATAGACTCCCATCATATATTTGAATAAAAAAATCATCGACTCTATAAATAATTTTACGCATAAATTAATTCTTTTATTTCTTTTTTAGAGTAATTATCAGGTTGCCCTTTGATTATAATTTCTTGTGCTGGAATACCAAGTGCTTGTAAGGTTCTAGTTGGTCTAGTATAGTTAGCCCCTTCGTCCCAAAGTATATTCACTTTTTTACACTTTGATCTAAGTATTTGTTTACATTGTTTATTACTTAAGTAGCTTCCAAAGTTCGTTGTTATTTGTAAATCTTTAAGCCATATAGCATTGAATGTATTTTCAACTAATGTCAGGGTATCCCATTGTGATGCTATATCCCAATTAAATAGAAAGTCAGTAGTCTTTACTCCATGACAATATCTATATCTTTTAGCACTCCCCTTAGTAAATCCATTTTCAGCAGGTTCGGAGCGATCCACGAATCGTCTCACATAGTTTAGCAGAGTTCCACCTTCGTGTACAGGGATTACTATACTGATATCATCAGCCTGAATATCAAACTCAGCAATATCTGAAAGTTCTACACCTCTATTAAGAAGACAATCTATTGCCCAAGTATCATTTCTTTCTAGAATAGACCAACACCCTTTAGGTATTGCCACCTCAACTGGCCCTTTAGCTTTTGCATTATCAATAGAAGGAATATATCCAGCCATCTCTGGACTGTAACCGATGAGATAGATAAGATCATCAAGTGAGGGTTTCTTATGACACTTAGCCTTGTGGCAATATCCTACATTCTTATCAATATTGAAATAGAAATTATCGTATCCACAATAAGGGCAGGGGAACCTCAATTCATTATGGCTACTATTACTTACTGCAAAATTACCAAGGAGCCAGTGGACTATATCCTTTTTATTTATCATCTCGACTCATTCGTTTAACGTGTGCTATAACTTGAGTACGGTGAATCCAATCAGGGCCCGGATCAGAAAGAGCGCCATCAATCATTCGTTTAATATGCCCACATACTCTCTCGAAATTGGAGGTACCTTCGGGATCAGAACATAGTCTATTACTAGATACTTCTTTACGAATTTGTGCTAGTGTCATTTTCTTTAGCCTCTACTACTTTCTTTTCAATTATAGCATCCATAGGGTCAGCTTCTAATTCTTCCCATATCCATTTTATTTCAGTTTTACCTCCATGCCCATGAACATTAATAGCATTCTTAATACTTCCATAAATATTAGTGCTACCATTTTTACCTAACCAACGTATAATACATGTACCGTCGCTGGATTCAAAGACTTCAGCTATTTCAGATCCTTTACCAGAGACACCATGTACATCTTCGTGTCGTACTATTGTACCTACTCTTATACTCATTTAACTTTTTACCTATTTACTCTTCACGATGGCGGCGTCAATCGCAGCGAGCAGGGCTTCGGCTTCGGTGCCGCCCTGCGCTAGTACGCACCCGTCGATCTCAGCGTGCCACCGTCCACTTTCCAGCTTGCTGACTTCGATCACGCGCTGGTCGGCGGCGAGGATGAAGATGCCCGTCTCGCCCGCAGGGTGTCTGCCCGTTTTCATCCACCTCCCCACGACGTAGCCTCGGCAGTCTGGGCCATGCTCAGGGCATGGGTTGTCACGCCTCACCCATTCGCACGGGCGGATCTCGTCCCTCGGGTCGAGCGGGTAGCGGTCGCTCACGGCTCCTCCCTTTCCAGTGCTTCACGCGCAATCTCTACATTTTGCGCGCCGATCCACGCGGCCGATCTCACCAGCGGGTTGCATGAGGCGATGCTTTCCAGCGCCGCCCGCAGCCGCTCGTTCTCGGCCTCAAGCTTATTCACGTCGGCGGAGAGTTCTTTAGCGTCCATGTTGCCACACCTTTACATCATAGAGTTTAAGATCAAGTTGAGTATTTTTACTTTTTCCAATCAAAATATCGTGGAGCTGATTTCGCAGTACCACACAATCTCCCCCCGGTATATTAGGAGTGACTCCCTTAAGCCAGTTATTCTCCAGCACCGTTAGGGCTTCACGCCGGATTCGAATGTCTTTCGTCAAACTATTTTTCTTCATTATTTAACTTCTTTCTTTATAATAATAATAATAAGGACTAATTGGTTCCGAAATTTCATTATTTAACTTTAATAAAGTTCGAATTTTGGTGCCTGCAATTAGAATTTCACTTGTAAATGGTGATGAACAAAGCCTACATGATTCCCAATTACTTTGTGTGAAAAAACATTCTTTATTTTCAAATAAATAAACCCCTTCAATAGCATTTCGGGCATGGTCCGCAGGGTGTACGTGTCCAATTAGGTCTGAATTTAAACAATATACCCACCCACTATCAGATATTTTATATACATCTTCAATAGGAAATCCTTTGTGTTTTTCAAATCTCATGTATCTGATCTCAACTTGAATAAAGTTATAAGCAGTTTAGATTGGATAATTTCTTCCGGTGTCATACTTAAATTACATGGCGGACAACATAGTGTTGGTCCAACTGTTGTTCCAAGCGACGTGAGTAGATTATTACCCACTGCCATGATTTTCGTGTGGTGGATGCTCAGACTATTGTCTGGGTGGAGGTGTGCAATATAATTATAAAACATATTATACCACCAGTTATTATTAATTCTGTAAAATAGCTTGTATGTAGGGTGCTGTTCAATTTTCACATCGTTGTTCTCTTGGTTGTACTGGTTGTTGTTAGTTTAAATTTGAATCGTAAAAGAGAAGAAGAATAAGAGAAGATATATAAGTAGTTGTTTAAGAAGATACACTTGTTTAAGGCACAAGGTGGTCTTAGGTCCATAAGCCTTGAAAATTTATTTACTCCTCAGTTTATTTAAGAAGCGTGCTTTTTTAATAATTTTTAAATCAAATGCTTGCTTACAGTTAGCACATTTCAGGATATTTATGCTATGAGTATTAATACTTTTATTATCAGAGCATAAACAATTAATATGTCCAACCCGAATGTTTGATTGAACAGCACAAATAACAGTATTCCCGTCAGTCCAAATTACCGTAGCGTCCCATATAAATTTCATTAATCTCTAGGCCCCAGGTTTTGTAGTAACATAGCTTTCTTTATAACCTTTGGATCAAATGGGATTTTACATTGGTTACATATATTATAGTTATGCTGTTCATGAAGCATCCCTTTTAATACATTATATGCAGATCTTACTGACTGACCAGACAGATGGTCTTCCCCACAATTGATGTGAGCAATCATCATGCTACGATCTATAAAACTAAAATAGTATATCGCAGTAGTATTGTCCCACCAAATTAAAATTCTGTCCGAATCCATGAAACGGCTTTCGATTTTTTCTCTAGGGAGAATACCATTTTTTTTCGAACGTGTCAACCCTTGCTCTTCAGTGTCTTTCGACATACCAAAGCCTCTTTTCCCTTAAGCTTTCCTGTTAACCAAAGAATTTTAACTGTTTCCCATTTGCCTGTTCCATTGACTCGTCCCTCCCAATCACCATTGGGGCCACCTAAAAGAATAGTTCCTATTTTATAACTCATATTTGATTATCTCTTTTTTGATTTTCTTTGTTGTCTTTCTCTAGGAGTTGAGGCCCACTTACTTTTCTCTTCCTCTTCTTCCTCATCCTCAAAAACAGATGAATCAATTACATCATTCGTAATACTCATTTTACTTAAGTCACACTCAAGCTCAACAGCCCTACCTGCTCGTCTAGATTGACGCATCTTTAAGGGCACTAATTTTAAGGCTACTCTATCTGAATTAGGAATATCTACCTGACTCATACCAATTACAGCAGTCGCTTCCTGTAAGTGTCTGATTGAAGCCTGTGCCATAGTCATGTCTATGTCAGAACCCTTACTCAGACCGGCTCTATTCGTCTGTGCTGCGGTCCAAATCAACATGTTGTGCCGTTTAGCCAGGCGTACAAGATCCTTCGCTACAGCCCCCATCCAGCCCCATTCGTTGTCTCTCTTATACCCAGATAATGAGGGTTTCATTCTCTCCATATAATCAAGTACAATTACATCAGGTTTCCACCCATGTAAATTAGCCATCTTAGCTAACTCAGCTTCTAATTCATCAGTAGAAATTTCTCTGTTATATTCTGTAATAACAAATCTTTTATTAAGATTATTCGTCCAATGTCTCTCAAGTCCTTTATACGCTACACCTGGATCATTCATAATCTCTTCTACTGGGGTGCCTGTAATTCGAGCGAGGGCCCTTTCGGTAACTTCCTCAAGGACTAATTCGTTTGTGATGAACCATACATTCTTTTCTTCAATCGCTGCAATCTTATGTCCAATCACTAATAATAATGCAGACTTGCCGTGTCCGGTCGGTGCGATCACTACAGCTAATTGTTTTTTTCTTAACCCCCCACCCGTCCAATCATCGAGCACAGTAATATTAGTAGGAATTCTAATATTAATAGGGTTGAAGTCTGCTGTATCCATTAGATGCTCAATAGCCTGTTGAAGATCCATCGTTCGATCATCCCCAGCATTAGCAAATTGGGACAACCACGATTGAACGTCTTTTACCATCCCCGGACCATCAAAATCTATTTGTTTCTGATTGAACCCCTGATCTTTTATCATTTCAAGAAAGGATCTTGAAATTGCCACATCCTTGGCTTGACCAAGTACATAAATCTGTTCAGAACGATCTGCTGATACCTTTTGTAATTCTTCTAATATATCTTTATATCTTAACTCATAAGCATCAGAATCTTTGTCTTTGAATATCTTATGAAGTGTCACTAATGATGGGGGTTCCCCATTCTTTTTTGTGAACGCATACACCTCAGCTAATATCGGCTGATACTCTGCTCTATTTAACCATTGGGGTCTAAATATCTGAGAGAATTTCTTAGCATCTTCTGGTCTGCCGGTTAATGATGTTACAAAAATGTCTTCGTCAAAAATACTATTTCTCCTCATCTCCTGGGGTAAACATAATTTCATCAATTCCAAAACCCGCAAGCATATCTTTAAGTTCTCTTGCCATTGCTTCAAAATCTGTGGCAGTCTTATCCTTGGAAACTAATTCATCTAACATAATAACTGGAATCTCTAAATCTATGTTATGTCCATTAATTCTATCTTGTTGATCTTCTTCAGACTCCATAAAGAAAGTATGATCGTTAGCACATTTATATGCTGTTACATATTCTGAATATGCTTCTAAATCATACCCATAATCTTCACAAACCAACAACCCAGATGTTTCTTCATTATAATCTACAAATTCTTCAACTTCTTTAGAACATACAGGACAGTTCATTATAAATACTTCTCAATTAAGTTAGCAATTTGCTTAAAGGTTTTAGGTTTACGATCATCCCAAAACTCCCCATCATTCCACTCAGATAATGAGTGTTTACCTACTACCGGGTCGGCATTATCTAATCCCGCCCAATTTCTAACTTTAAATGGTAAAAGTCCTGCGGTATCATGATATCTATTAAGCTCATTCCACACACCACCGGTTTCTTCTGCGTGAATATTACAAAGAACACCCAAACAACAGAAACTCTCTTCGCCGGTTTTCTCGTCTACCTGCAATAACTTCTCTCTGCCTTGCTCATATACTCCAGAACGAAGTTCACGTAACCAAATCTTTTTAATTCTTTTGTTCATGTTATTACTTTAAATCCTTGTTGTTTATAAATTTCAATTCGTTCATTTGATTGTCGCTTCAATGTTTTAGATGAAAGATCCATAAAGTCTCTGAATTGTAGAGTCTTTTTACCTTTGGAATTCCTCAACCCTCTACCCAGTCTTTGAATAGTATTGATAACAGATTTACCTCCACCCGCAACAATAATAGATTTTAGTTGTGTATAATCAAATCCCTGGTCAAAGATAGTGGTACACACAATCGCTTCCAGCTTTTTATTACTAAGATCATCCAAAGCTTTCTGTCTAACAGCCTGAGAATCTTCTCCAATAAGCAGCTTAGTCTTTACTCCCTTTGCGGTGAGAGCACGTTCAAGGATTTTAGCATGTGCTACTTGGGTAGTCAATACGAACAATGGCTTCGGAAGAATGACGGCCTCTTCTGCTGTAAGCTTTGTTCTAATAGGATTAAGCGTCACCCCCATATCATAGCAATCCGGCCACTTCTCAGGGCACGTAACTTTCTTTACTTCAATAATCTTGATATTGGCATCAACAAGATAACCTTCTTTAATCAAGGTTGCTGTTTTAACTTCTTTAAGTACGTTCCCTGTGGCCCCTTGTAAAAGTATATTAGAATACTCATCCTTCATAAATGGTGTAGCTGTAAGGCCCCACCGATAAAAAGCTTTGGGCATATAATCAGAACATTTTACAAACCAGTTGCCCCCCGATGACTTAGCTGCAATCTGATGCGCCTCATCAAAAAATACCTGTTGTGTATTAGAAAGTAAGGCTTCGATTTGAGGATCTGCGGTATTCCTCATAAGGGTTTGAATAGTTGCTATAGTAATCCCATCTGATTTGGGTGCTATTACTCCATCAAATACTCTACCTACTGTATACCCATATTTTTCAAATCGTTCTTTAGCTTGCCACGCTAGAGTTTTAAGGTGAACAATAAAAAGAGTCGGCAAGTAACCTGTAGTTTCATACATGGCTACTGCCAACTCAGTTTTACCTGCCCCAGTAGCTAATTGAAAAATACCACGGGGCCAATAAAGATTTTGAAATTTATTTGTAAGTCCAGCGTTCACCCCTTCAGATTGATAATATCTGAGATCCATTGAGGTGCTTTGAAGCCGTGGATAAGGGTTGAACCTTTTATCTATTAGACGGGGGAGGGTTTTAGTTTCTCTCCACAATGTATTAAGCACCACCGGAAGAAGACCAGTATTAAATTCTCCAGAAGGAGAAATAACATCTACCTTGCCATCCCAGCCATTAACCTTTCTTTTAATTTGAGGATTCTTTTTAAGAAAAGCAATATCTTTCAAATAAAGCTTATGTGCTTTCATGAATTTTGCACCGGGGGTCATTGTCTTTAATACCCGACGGACGTGTTTATATGCTAATGTATCATTATCACAATCAGCTTTCGCAACAGCAAGAACATTACTAAATTCAATATTCATCTACAGTATTCCGTATCACTTTATATTGCTTTGTTGATATTATCTGCTTTGTTTGTTCAACGATCCGCTCTCGCCCAGAGTCTAGCGCATCCAAATCCTCAACGCCAGCAACGTTCTTTGACTGTTTTTCAATCAAGTCGGGAAAGCTATTATTATTTTCTTCAATAATTTCATACTGTGAAGGCATCCAATCTTTAAATGGTTTATACCTCATATTGGTAGCAATATCTTCCATCTTTAGATTGAGCATAAACTTAATACGTCTAATCTTCTCAACCGTTACCACATACTCGGGGTTCTGTTCAATTCGCTGTGCCTCAGCCTTAACTACTGTTTCTATTAAAATCTGAATAGTGTCTGCAAAGGAATCAATATCGGGGATATCCTCTCGTCTAGTCTGAGTCGGCTTATACTTACCTTCACACTCAGTACAAACAGTAACTACATTATCTTTATGAATCGCACCGTTGTGTTCCAGTGCGGTATAATACCTAAAATGCAAAGCATTTAATGTCTTTTCAGCTCGGATATTTAATGGGGTGCCACAGTATACACACTTACCTCCATATTTTTGGTAGATTTCATGTGCCTCAGCCGAACTAAACCTGTGTGGGATGCCAAATTTAATTGTGCGTTTGGTATCTGTATTAAATTTAAGGAGCGCCTTCTTAAAAGAATTGGCACCCCGTGTACGTGTTTTGGGTGTCATGTAGTATTAATTATTTTTAATATTGTTTCTACTTTTTGCCGAACATCTGAAGGAATATCCTTACCCCAATCAGGCCGAGGCCAAGCTGATCCGGCGAACGTGCCCGTCCTTCGTGTTTTAAAATAACGTATTATATATGTATATGTATCAAGCACTACTTGATACTGTGATACATTTTTATAATATATCATTGCAGATGTATTGGTAGATTTGGTATACTTTGTTACCTGTCTAATTGTCCAATCCGTCATATCCCACTCACCTTTAATATAAACTCTACTTTATTCCTAATATAAAAAGGTATTTCATTATTATGTGCTCTTCTACCAACCGTATAAGTCCACACATTATTTACAAATACATCATTCGTTTTATAAAACCAAACCCCGCTAGTTTGAAGGAGTACAAACCCAGAACTTGCAAAATGTGTAGGATTTATAGTATAACTACCTAGTGCTATATACTTTATTTTATCTTTATATGTAATAAGGATACTTTTATTAGGAGTCGCTATCTTTATACTCCAATCAGGTGCTTTACTCACCCAACTATTCGATTCCTTTTTCTTTCTTTTTGCCGAACATGTCTGCGAATTCTCCAACGTGTGTCCACCTCTGCATTCGAATAATTTTACTAATAGCCGACTGAGACACTCCGAATATCTCAGCTAATTCAGTTTGATTCAATTTCCCGTGGTCATATACTCTTCGAATCTCATTAATCTCACGTTCAGTGAGCTTTTTCATGCCATTCTTTTCGCCGCGCACCTGTCTATTCTTTTTCTCTTTATCGTGATTATTGTCATAGACGGTGCCTAATTCAAGATGATCCGGTCGGACACACGGGGGGTTATCACACCTATGACAGATGCAATTCTCTGGTGGAATAGGACCATTCTGTAGCTCCCAAGATAATCGGTGAGCTTTAAAAGTCTTTTTAAAATCTTTTCTAGAGACGCCGATTCTTCCATAGCCATCTTTGTCCCGACTACCTTGCCACTCCCAACAAGATTTGGCATCTTCTACAACTTTAACCTTTCCCCAAAACTTATCTAATTTTGGTGTTGGGCCTTCTGCATTATTTATTTCTTTTATTTTCATATCAAATTTAATTTCCCCATTGTTTCATATTTTTTTTCTAACTTCTTGAATTTATCAGGAAGTTTTAAACGACACGCTGCGTACTGGCAGTAATAATTGTCTAAATAATTAAAATCAAAACCATCTTTGGTCTTGTGACAGTGTAGAAACCCCATCACGGCGCTGGGCTCGTCACTCCTAAAGAACTCTCCGCCGACGTGAATAAGTGAATATGTTGACCCCAGACAATACCACCACCAGCTATTTTTTATTTGTATATTTTTATACACCCCGTTTATTATTATTTTCATATTAAATTTATTTCAATCCAATGGTAAAAAAGGTTCAATCTCTTCCCAGCGTTCAGACTTAGAAATCCGAGTAATTGTAGCTGGGGAAATATCATATTGTTTAGCTATCCGTGCCTTGACACCACGAATATTTAAAGAATCCAAGAGCGTTTGTTTGATCTCTTTAACCTGTTCAATAGTGAGCTTAGCTGCATTCTTTTCTTTAACTACACCAATTTCTTTTAAGTTATACACCGAACAATCAAACACATCGTCGCTCTTATATACGACACGGCCCCCTCGGCGCGGCTTAAGCCATGCGTCTGCTACAAGATACTTCACATCAAAAGACTTAGTAACCCCCTCTAATGTTCGTAGCTTTACCTTAGGATGTGAGTGACTCTTATTTGCATTTACCTTTAATAGCTTAGGAGTCGTTTTATATTTTCTTTTATTAGGAACACCAGCACGCCGATGCCAATGCCTTTTAATCCGACCCATATTAGATACAGAGTATATCCCTTCATATCCTTTTATAGGTTTCCATCTCTCTTTACTTTTCCAATTAAGTGGTTTCATTTATACTCTAATTTCCATAAAAAATAAGCTTTTTTAAGCAGCTTTTCGGGTGTCTGTTTATCACATGCTACACACTTTTTATAGTGATAATCAGACACCCTCCATCCAATTGCATGTATGCTATCTTCATGAATGTGGTCAAGTAAATACGGAAATGTTAATTCCATATCTTCTTGAAGAAGTGCCGCTCTCATAGCTGGCCGAAGGAACAGATATTCTTTATTCAATATAATAGCACCCATGCGTAGTTCTTTTTCAAGGGTTCTGGCACCAACACCAGTCAGTGTGTGTCTTGTCACGAGGCGTATCCTATACGCTCTAGGATCGCTCTAGCTTGGGCCGATTGATCCTCGTGGCACGGGCATAGGCGCTCGATCGGAACGTCCTTCTCGTGGGCCTCTTGTGATAGATGCTCGGTCAGACACATGAGAACGTCACGCAGCGATCCTGCTAGCTCTAGCTCTAGTTTGCTCATTTCGTCACCTCAGCGGCTACCCACGCGGGAGCCGTGATTGGGGCGCGACTCACACGCGCGCCGTCGGGGATAGGTCAGACAGAAGATCGAACCCACCTTTGGTCTTCCATCGCGGAATCCATAGCATCCCGGAGCGACTGTCCGGGCCTGCACCGGATTAGATGCACGCAACTATAATCTTCACCATCGTGTTTTTCCGTCGCGCTTGTTGTCGGCAAGGCAACACTCGACGGGTTGGGTCCAGCGTGCTGTTCGGTAAACCAGTCGAGCCGCTCCTTATCAGTCGGTGATCGGAATCTGTCAGACTTCACCATATCTACCTCGCATCTCATATACATCTTTAATTACATGCAAAACACATTCAAGCCGATTGATAGGAAACCCACCAACAATTTCATCGTCTACAACAAGAATAAACCTCTGCCTATCCTTATTAAAATAAAGAGTTCCCGTACCACAATTCATTAATTCAGAATGGGCGATCCGAATAAACCCTTTAGGGATTAGTGTTGTACTCATATATTATTTAGTTTCGTAATAAAATGTGCCTTCTTAAGCATTTTAGGATCGGCGGATTCGTAGCAAGATTGACATTTATTAACTTGAGAGTTGTCAACCCTCCAGAAAAAATGCGCAATATCATGCACTTCAGGGTGATAGTGGAGCAATAAGAATGCTGCTGTAACCTCGATAAGATTTGTACGAGGGCTTGCTGTTTGTAATATATAAAGTCTCTGAACAGTCGGAGTTTCTAAAATATAATTATTTCCTAAATAAATATAACCAAGATCCTTTACGTCCCGCCCTTTTGTTTTACTCAGTAGATCTTTTATCTCTAAACCAACCCCATCCTTCAAGGACTCGATGGAATAAAGATTCTGGCTTTTCTGTGTCTGAGAAGTGGTAGTGACTTGCTCCCCAGATTCTAACTCTTCCCCAATAGACATAAGGAATACTCCATTGCTCCCACTTATTTGCACCCTGTAATTTTAATACTAGGGCGAGATTTCGTCGGAGTATTTGATCTGACTCTCTTCTTCCGGCCCAATTTGGTCCCTTAATAGAATTCCCGTAGTGGAAATCGTGTATAACACACGCGGGCCAAAGATCATAATATCTTAAATAGTCTGGGCTACAACTACAGCCATCACACTCAAAACCCTTTACCTCAGGTCTTGGACCTTCTAATTTTAACCAATGTTCTGCTGGAAAATGGCGATCTTCGCCTGATACTCTGAATTTCATTTAACAATCCTCCACCCTCCTCATATCTAATTATATGTTTTTGGGTGGCTATTGTCAAGAAATTAGAATATCCCCATTCTCAGCAATCTTCTCATCCTCATAAGGATGGGCCTCTTGTCTATCAAATTCACTAATTAACCCAATCAGCGTGCCTCGAATATGAGAAATAGTATTATAGGAACGTCGATGGTTCCACCACGCTAATAGGATCTTATAAAATACATAGGTAACATCCCCCTCAGACCAACTCATCGCTTCAAGTCTTCGGGTAATACGCTCAATATCATTAACCAATACGGCCCGTCTATCATCTTTAATATAAGGCACTATAAATAATTCCCATCTAATTTAACGTCAGGTTTTTTCTCTTCTGGCGGAGCCCCCCCGTGTTTGAAGAGGTGTTCTAATTCTCTGGGGACTTCCATATAACCACCCCCAGGCATAAGAGGATTCTTACGCCATTTAATGCCACTCTCATCCTCATTTTCTTCTTGACCAAATCCATATCCGTAAATCTTTGCAACAATTATAACCAATAATAGGATAATTATTACATCTGCTATTGGGATCATCTAATTCCTTCCATTAATAGTGTTTTAAACTTGTTCGAACCTTTAAGTTTTTGAAACGCCGTTTTTTTAATTTGATTAATGCGCTCTCTAGATAGGTTTTTATTATCTAATTTAAGTTGAGTTTGCACCTCTTTAAGGGAGCGTTCATCTCCTGTCTGTAAATATTTATAATAAATAATTGTAAATTCTAAATCATTTAAATTTCTAGAACACTCTTCTATTAAATCTCTTTTATTACTTTGAATTAATAAGTGTTCTTCTGGATTGGGTGTTTTCTCGTCTGGTAGTAGATCCCCTAGTGTTTTAGGTCTAGATGATTCATCCCCAGTGAAAGAATTTTGATAATCAAGAGGAATTGAATTGCCCCCTAGAAGCTCAATAGCTTCGTTGACTTCCTCTTCTGTAATTTTTTCTTCTGTTAATAAAGTTCTTTCTTTACGCTCAGCTAATATTTCATTAGCTTTCTGACTTAAGCCTAAAATATCGTCCGGCTTAGTCATGCGTCTGGTTGCTTCAATAATTAAAAAAATCTTTTCTAGTTTATTCCGGGGTAGCCGAACTAATCTAGATTGATTCATTATATATTCTTTGACTTTTTTAGTTGCATTCTTATAGGCATAAGTAATAAATTTAATTCTTTGCCCATCTTCCCGAACATAATTTGGATTATATTTTTCAATAGATTCTAGAATACCTTTATTGGCTTCTTGTATTGCATCTTTAACTTCAATACCAAATATATTTGAGGCATATCTATCTGCTATTTTAATTGCTGCCATTAGGGTTGAATGGAGTATCTTTTCTTCTATCCCCAATAGCGCGGTTTTTAATGCTTTAAACTCCTTAATATGCCTGGGCTCCACCAACGCTTGAGCCGCTTTATAATAAGTTAATAAAGAAAATGAGATTTTTGTGAAGTCCCCTGTAAGAAAGGCTATTTGTAGCCTGTCAGATACTTGCTTATTATGCCCCTTCTTTTTAGCATTATAAGAACTATCTAATTTAGCAGGAGATTTCCCTCCAGCCATTAAATCAAAATAAAAAATCTTTAATTGCTGGATAGTTATAGGAGTCTTTGTTATAAATATATGTAATTGTTTCTTATATAAATTATAAGATTCAAATAATTCATATTCCTCTTTATCACTCAACGTGTGTTGAGTACGAGAAACATCATTATAATATGGGATTATTGTTAAGTCTGTTGGCATTTAATTATTCGTTTTTTAGTATCGGGCGACCAATACTATTATATTTTTCTGAATGGGTTGTGTACCATTCTGGGAAAGAAATGACCCCTGTTACCTCATAATTCTTTATCGTGTTCCAAGTTCCTTTTAGGTATGCTTTATCCTCAACATACCTATACTCAGATTGTAGAAACAAAGGTCTAAATGGACAATAATGATCTGGTGTGCATAGCTTAAGCCAGGCGGCCATAGCTAGATCATAGCGATCCTTCTTATCCTTATACTTTTTATGTATCTCAATAGTTTCTTTTAAACTTACACCTTCTTTAGGCTCCAATTCTGTTCCGATCCCCTTAATTATACCCCGACCATTCGTCAAACCTTTATATAGAATGGGGTCTGTAACCCCCATTCTATATAGATCGGGGGGATTACTAATAATATCTACTTGTTCCTGAGAAATTGAAGGAGGTACAAATTCCGGCGCTGGTACCCACCAGTTATCTTTTGTGTATAAAGAAACACCCAATTTATCCGCAGTAAGATAGGTTAGTGCTTCACTAATCGTCTTAATCGAATAAGGTATTTGGGCACAAAAGAGTTGTCCATATTCTAAGTTAATGTGAGATATAAATTCCTCAACATTAGAAACTAAGTCAAATGAGGCAAGTCTAAAGAATATATATTTAACTCCACCGATCTCTATTAAAGCAGTCTTTGATACAGAATCATAGACAATAACTTTCGAGGTAGAAATATCTTGAATTGTCTTAAAATAATCAAAGTTTGTGTCCCCTTCCCTGCAATAATCCCCCATATTTGCTCGCCTCATAATTCTGGTGGCACCCCTGTTATTATTTACAAGTATTCGGGGGTAACCTCTAAATTTAATCATCAAAATCAACGGCGTCGGGTTGACTTTATCCTCTACAATAAA